GCTGGGGGCTGCGGGCACGCCTCTGTCGATTAGTATATCTCCCGCGTCTCCTATGACCAACACTCGCGTTGGCAATGGCAGCCTTACGAGTTCGACTGCAACCGGTACTGGGGCGGGTGGTAGCGGGGGCTACACCTATGCGTGGACTTACGTGTCTGGGGATAGCTACACCATCAACTCCCCCTCCTCTGCGGCCACGACATTCACGACTTCTTTGATCGTCGGTATACCCAAGTCCGGCGTCTACCGCTGCACGGTAACTGATAGCTCCAGCGCCACGGCAAATGCTACTATTACGGTGAACATGGAGGCAACCTAATGTCTTTCCTTAAGCTGCAATTCAAACCCGGTCTCAACCGCGACCAGACTAACTACTCCAACGAGGGTGGTTGGTACGAGTGCGACAAGATCAGGTTCCGCTCCGGTTATCCGGAGAAGATTGGCGGCTGGGCTAAGACTACCCCAACTCCCTTTGCTGGCGTATGCCGTCAGATGTGGAACTGGATCACTTCCTATAGCGACAACCTGCTTGCCCTAGGCACCAACTCGAAGGCGTATATCGAGAACGGTGGTTACTATTACGACATCACACCCTTTGGTACTGCGCTAGCCGGGTCGAACACATTTGCAGTAACCAACACACAGAGCATCGTCACGGTCACGACTACTACTGCACTGCCTTCATGGGTCGTAACTGGCGAACCAGTCCTCATCGCTGGCTTTGTCTCTGCCCTTGGCGGTGTCCCCATCACCGAGCTTAACGGCGCACGCGTCATTACCAAGACCGGTGCCAACAGCTTCACTTTCCCCACTACAACTCCAGCTACTTCTACCACGTCGGTTAGCGGTGCGGGCTTTACCGTGCGGCCTGAGATCGAACCGGGCAACGCTATCAGCGTCATAGGTCTTGGGTGGGGCACAGGGACTTGGGGTCGTAATGCTTGGGGTCTGGGTGCTACCAACGGCGGGGTGAACCTACCCCAACGTGACTGGTGGTTTGATAACTTCGACAACGACCTTGTTATGAATATCCGCGACGGCGCACCTTACTGGTGGGCACGCGGCACTGTGGACGACCCGTCTACCTCACTTGCTACCCACGCGATCACGCTACAAGACTATGCAACTGGCGAGGGGTTTAGCTCGACGGCGGTACCCGTACAGGTCATGCAGCTACTGGTATCACAGCAGGACAAGCATCTTATTGCCTTTGGCGCTGTCCCGTTTGGCTCAACCAGTACGCTAGACTTTGATCCTATGCTGATCCGCTGGGCTGACCAAGACACTCCGGGGGATTGGACCCCGACGCAAACCAACACCGCTGGGGACCTACGTATATCGCGCGGCTCGCGCATCGTGCGCGCACTGCCGACCCGACAGGAAATCTTGGTTTGGACTGACACCAACCTCTACACACTGCAGTTCCTTGGGACAACGGACGTCTTCGGGCTTCAGGAGTATGCCGACAATATTTCGGTCGCCTCACCACGCTGCATGATCTCTGCGGCCAATGTGGTCTACTGGATGGGGCAGGATAAATTCTATGCCTATACCGGTCGTGTCGAGACACTACCCTGCTCCCTGCGTGACCATGTGTTCAATGACATCAACTTCGAGCAGTCTGACCAGATCATCTGCGGCACCAACGAGCAGTGGAATGAAATCTGGTGGTTCTACCCAACGCAGGGCAGCAGCTTTAATAACGCCTATGTTATCTACAACTACCTAGAACGCATTTGGTATTATGGCTATCTCGACCGCACGGCTTGGCTCGATACTCCACTGCGGCATAACCCGCAGGCTGCAAACACTACGATAACTGTCAACGGTGGCGTTGTGACCACAGGTGCTGGCTATCTGTATAATCATGAGGATGGTGTGGATGCTGACGGGGTGGCTATGGATAGCTACATCCAGTCGTCCGACTTTGATCTTGACGAAGGCGATCAGTTCATGCTGATCCGCCGCATACTGCCTGACGTGAATTTCGCTAGGTCTACCGTGGCTACACCAGAAGTCACTCTGACGGTACGCCCCCGCAATTTCCCCGGCAGTCCGTTTAGCACCGACCCTGCGGATACTCAGCGCGTTATCGAGACTTCTGTAGGTCGCTACACCGATCAGGTCTTCATGCGTGCCCGTGCTCGTCAGATGGCGTTCCAGATCAGATCAAACACCCTTGGGGTAAAGTGGCAGCTGGGTGCACCGCGCCTTGATGTTCGACCGGATGGGCGGCGCTAATGGCTCTAGATAAGTTCCGCGCCGCGCCGCTACCCAGCCCTCCGGGGGAATGGGACCCGCAATATATGCGGCAGGTTATCCGCGTGTTGGAAACTTACTTCTCGCAGCTGGACTCGCGGGCAGCCAACAATGCGTCCCAGTACACGGCTGATTTCTTCTACGGGTCGGGCGTGCACCTGTCTTTCCCGTTCGGGCAGTTTCAGAGTAATGTGGACCAGAACGCAGCTGCTATCGACGTTGCCTATGCCGTAACCTACACCCAGTCGGACTTCTTGGATGGGATCACACTTAGCAGTGGCTCGCGCCTAACAGTCCCAACCGAGGGCATCTATACCGTTACCTTTAGCCTGCAGTTCAAAAACACCACCAACGATGCGCAGGACATCGACGTCTGGATACGCAAGAACGGTGTCGATATCCCTGACACCAATAGCCGCTTCTCTATTCCAGCGCGCAAAAGCACGGGTAACCCGTCGCACTTGATTACCACAACGCCAGTCATGATCCAGCTGGCGTCCAACGACTATACCGAAGTCATGTGGCGCGTATCGAACACGGGGGTGAACATGGAGCACTTCCCAGCAGTCACGGCTGTACCGGGCACCACTCCTGCTATTCCAGCAACACCGTCAGCCATCGTGCAAGTGCGGTTCACCTCGGAGATTCCGTGATGTGTAAGAGCTTTGGTTTTAAACAATTTGCCGCTATAAGCGTAGCCATAGGTAGGAAAGCGCAATGAACCTTCAACCGGCACAGTCTCCGTATACACCCGCTGGTGCAGGGATGCCCCCTTCAGGTACCCCACCTATGCTCGGTCAGCAGAACCCGGTAACTGCTAACTCGCCTCCGGCGCAAGGTGGTCTGTCCGTGCTTGGTAACCCGATAGCGCAGCAGCTTCAGGCGCAGGGACGTGGCGAAGATACCATGCTCGTCCACATGACACCCGCAGAGGTAAACAGCCTTCAGGGGCTGGCTATGGCCACAGGCGGCTCGCTCACCATCAACCCGAGCACCGGGCTACCTGAAGCTGGTTGGCTTGGCAAACTGCTTCCAACGATCCTTGGTGCAATCGCCACGCCGCTTACTGGGGGTCTGATTAATCCACTCACAGCAAGTGCTCTCATCGGTGCAGGCACGGGTATCGCCACGGGCAGTCTCGGTAAAGGTCTCATGGCTGGCCTCCAAGCATATGGCGGCGCTGCGCTCGGCTCGGCAGCTGGCCTTAACGCTGGCTCTTTTGGTATTGGCAAAGCTGCACAGGCCGCTAGCACGGCTCTTCCCACCGCAGGCGCTGCTGGTTCTGCCGCCGGTTCTGCCGCTTCTACTGCTCCTGCAGCGGCTTCGTCTGGGCTTCGCGGCCTTAGCTCTACCGTAACTGGTGTAGGAGGAACACCGGGAATACTCGCTGGTGGCCCGATAAACCCAGTCGTTGGTAATGTAGCGCAGCAAGCTGCTACTAAGGCTCCCGGCTTCTTCGGTAAATTTGCGGAAGCTGCTCGTGCTGGCATCCCTGCCGGTGCACCCGGTATCGTCTCCAAAGCTGCTCCTGCTATAGCAGGGCTAGGTGTCCTTAGTGGCGTAAACGCTGCAGCTACCCCATCAGGTATGAAAACCTCTTCGGGCCAGATCGACAACTCATATCAGGGTCCATACACTGCGCAGGAGCGCAAGCCGGTCTTTGCAGAAAACACCAGCGACATCCTTGGGTCGTCTAAGGAGCGTGACTACTTCCCGGTCGATGTGCAGGAAATCTACAACGCGCAAGGTCAGGTAGCTCAGCCGGGTACGCAAACCAAACCGGGTACGCCGATTGTAAAGTCGATGTTTAATCCGAGACCCAAGAAGGGTCAGCCGATGTATTCCTTCGAAGAAATCCCATACGCGGGCGGTCGAGGTTACAACAAGGGCGGTGAAGTCCATATAGACGATGGCGGGTTCATCATATCCGCCCGTGAGGCCGCTGAGATAGGTAAAGGTAGTTTCCCAGCAGCTATCGAAGCAGTTGCCCCCTTGGGTGGTATCCCGCTTATTGGCCCGGGCGATGGCACTAGTGACTCTATACCTGCTCGTATTGGCGGTACCCAAGAAGCCCGTGTAGCTTCGGGCGAAATCTACTTTCCCTACGATGCAGTCGAACGTATCGGAGGGGGTGACCATAATAAAGGCACTAAAAAACTTTACTCCTTGATGCGTAAGGCAGAGCAGTCACGTAAAAAAACGCCGCGTGGTGAGGACGGGCCTAACCTTCTGCGGGGGCTTGCATAATGGAAGTGTCGCTCGTCCCGCCACAGCTGGTTGAAGGGCTTTGGCCCCGCATCTTTCCGCATCTTAGCAATGCTTCGGAATATACCTTTGGTCGCTATGAGGCAGAGGACATCATTGAGTTCGTCCTGAGCAACCAAGCGCATCTATGGGCTGTGCTCGACGGCGACGATATTATTGGTATTACGATAACCCGTTTCTGGCAGTATCCACGCAAGAAGTGCTTGGACTTGGTGTTCCTTGCCGGTGACGACGGGTTCAGCTGGAAGGATGAGATGCTGTCCACTCTCCAGCGCTGGGCACGAGATAGTGGGTGCGATGTTATTGAAGCATCAGGTAGGCCGGGGTTTGCTCGCGCTTTCCGCGATGATGGTTATCGTGTACTGTGGCAGGTGTTTGAATTGCCCGTAGCGGAAACGGGTTTTGGAGGTCAGAATGGCTAAGGGCGGTAGCAGTCAACCGGTCAAACAGGAAGTAACCCAGTCTAACCTCCCGGAATATGCACGGCCATATTTCGAAGGCATGATGCAGCGTGGGCAGTCACTGTTTACGCAGGGCTATACTCCGTACGGCCAAGAGCGAATTGCTGGTTTCACTCCGCAGCAACAGCAGGTCCAGCAGGATATCCTAAGCCAGCAGACCCCGGGTGAGTTTGGCACTGCGTCTAATCTAGCTACAGCAGCTGGTCTTGGTTCGCTTCAAGCATCGCAGTATGGCCCGTCGCGTTTCCGCGCGCAGCAGATCGGCCAGCCTAACCTCCAGCAGTATAGCATGGGGGCACCGGACATGGTGCAGGCTGGTGAGTATGGCGCACCCCAGATGCAGACTGCTCAGACTGGATATCAGCCTGACCTGAATTATTTCCAGATGGGCGGCGTGCGCGATGTAGCAGGTGTCGGCGTCGAAGCTCCCACTATGGAAGCGGCGCGCACTTCCTACGGTCAGGGTCCGCTTGAGCAGTTCCGTATGGACGCCCCGCAGTCTTTTGGTCTTGCACAGGCGCAGCAGTATATGTCGCCGTATATCCAGCAGGCGCTGGAACCGCAGATGCGGGAAGCTGTGTATAGTGCGAAGCGTGGCCAGCTTGCGGAAGACTTGGGCGCAGCCCGTCAGGGCACCTATGGTGGTAGCCGCCAGCTTCTCGCTTCCATGGAGCGCGAGCGTAACCTCGGCCAGCAGATGGGTGACATCCAAGCGCGTGGGCTGCAGGCTGCATATGAGAGTGCGCAGCAGCAGTTTGAGCGCGACCGCACAGCGGGTATGACCGCAGGACGAGAGAATTTGCAGGCTGCGCTTCAGCAGCAACAGCTGGGTGTCAGCACGGGGCTACAGGCTGCGTTGGCTAATCTGTCCAATGAGCAGCAGGCCAACGTCAACAATCAGGCTATGCAGTTCCAAGCACAAGGCATGTCTGCCGACAACGCCATGAAGGCCGCACTCGCTAATCAGGGTGTGGACGTCACACGGGGTCAGCAGAACCTAGCAGCTCAGTTGGGTGTGCAGCAGCTTGGCGCAGATATCGGCTCTCGCTCGGCTCTTGCTAATCTCGATGCGGCTTCACAGGCAAATGTCCAGAACCTAGCAGCGCAGCTGCAGACACAGGGTATGAACGCTGAGCAAGCGCTGCGCGCCGCACTGGCTAACCAGCAAGCGGGCCTCACTACGGGCCAGCAGAATTTGCAGGCTGCGCTTGAAACGCAGCAGCTTGGTGCTCAGACAGGACTGCAGGCACTGCAGGCTAACCAGCAGGCAGACCTCGAACGTCAACGTATGGGAGAGCAGTCGCGCCAGTTTGGTGCTAACCTCGGCCTTCAGGGTCTTGCTCAGGCTGGCCAGATGGGTCAGACGCTCACTAATATCGGCTCGGCCCGGTCACAGGCAGATCAGGCGCGCTTCGGTCTGCAGACCCAGACGGCTGCACAGCAGCAGGCATTGCAACAGCAGTATCTTGATATGGCGTATCAGGACTTCCTGCGCCAGCGCGACTACCCGCTTGAGATGCTCCAGCAGTATAGCAGCTTGTTGCGCGGTGTACCTGTCGCTCCGTCTTCTACGACTTCAACCTACGCACCGACGCCGGGTATCGGGCAGCAGCTTCTGGGTGCTGGTCTCGGCGCAGCTGGTGTTTATAATATGCTCAGAGGGGGCTAATAGCCGATGGAAACCAAACCCTTTAGTCTTCAGTCCCCTGAGCAGATTGCTAAGGACTATGGCGGCAACAAGCAGAAGATCGCTGAGGCTATGCAGATGGGCGTTATTGACCCGACTGCTGGCACGTTGGCTGGTATGTTTATTGACCGCATGCGTGGTGCAGCACAGGCGGAAGCTATCCCTCAGCAGACTGTAGCCCAGCAGGTCATGGGCCGCCCATCGCAGTACCAACAGACTCCAACATCTCAACTTGATGCTAATCTGCTAGCAGCCTTTGGGGATTCTATTCCTGTGCTACGTGGAGGGGAAGCTCCTCCCGCTCCCGCCGGACTTGGCGCTACGCCAGAAGCCGCAGCTATGCCTGCACCTGAGATGCCCATGCCCGGTATGGCTATGGGCGGCGTCGCTTCTCTGTCTGTGCCTGACGATATGTTTGACGAACCTAGCAATGGTAGCTTTGCCGGTGGTGGGTTGGTCGCCTTTGCAAGAGGCGGAGGCACTGGGTTTGACGACTTCTATCGCGCTATCATCCAGCAAGAGTCTGGTGGCCGCTACGGTATCCCTAATGCCGAAGGCTCTGGTGCAATGGGTATCGGGCAGATTATGCCGGACACGGCTAGGGCTATCGCTAAGCGCCTCAAGCGTGAATATCGTCCTGACCTGATGGCGGGTGATGACGAGGCGGCACGAGAGTATCAAGATGCGCTTACCCGCGAAGCGGTACGGGAAGCATGGAGCTACGGCAAAGGCGACCCAAGCAAGTCCGCTGCTTACTATTTTGCAGGGCCAGACCGTAAGGGCTGGGGACCGAAAACCCAGAAGTATAGCAGTGATATCCTAGGGCGTCTTGGGCTGGAGGGTGCTCCTATGCCCCGCGAAGCTGACACAACGACTGCTGCAGGACGTAGCATGTCTGCCGAGGACTCCATTGCGTTTGGCCAGAAAATGTTTGCGGGTCTCCCTCGTGAAGCACTTGAGCGCGCCAAAGCAGTTGCGCTTGAAGAGCTTGATCCTGCCAATATCGAAAAGCAGGCCAAGTATGACACGGCTCAAGCGCTAGCTACCCTTGGCTTCGACCTAATGTCTCCCGAAGACTATAAGGGCGAAGGGATTATCGGGTCTATCGGGAAGGCCGCTAAAGCCGCAATGGGCGTGTATGGGGATTCTAAGAAAGAGCGCAAAGCTGCTAAGAACGAAGCTGTACGCACCCTCATGGCGCTCGAAGATGTGGACCGCAAGACCGCTATGGCTGGCGTCGAGCTTGGCATAGATGTCTACAAATCCGGCATGGCCACAGACGCTGCAGAACGGGCATTGGCATTCCAAGAGAAAGAACTTAAGTTCCGTCAGGATGTCTCCGCGCAAGAGATGGCTTTGGCCAGACAGAAACTCAGCGCAGAAGTCGCCGCGCTCCGAAGCAAAGGTGCTGATGTCAACACTTCGGTGTTTCAGATGTTTATGAGTGGGGACAAAGCCCTTAAAGAAGCTGCTAAGGAATGGTTGAAGCTTAACGGTAAAGGCAGCTCTCCGCTTCTCGGTTTAGAGGGAGAGGGAGCAGCCCCCGCCGGTCCGTGGACGCAGTACCAGTGACAAAGGAATAACACATGGCGAACCCTACAGTCGGTACAGTTAAAGACGGGTACCGCTATACGGGCGGCGACCCTGCGTCCCCTAGCAGCTGGAGTAAGCTTCCCCCGAAAAAGGGGACGTTTCAGAATGGGTATGAGTTTCTCGGAGGCGACCCAGCGAACCCGGAAAGCTGGCGCAAGAATGAAGAGAACTTCCTTGAGGGAATCCCCGTTGTTGGGGGTTTGCTTGCGGGTGCAGCGGATGTCCCGCTCAATGTTGTCTCTGGGTTGGCTAATACAGGTAAGTCTTTTACCGATCTGTTTGGTGCCGATAATGCGGCGTCTGACTTCCTCGAAGATGTATCTCAATATGCAGAAAGCCTGACTTCTGCGCAGTCGCGTGAAGACGCCAAGACCGCAGCGGCTATCCAGCGGGAAGCTGAGGGTAAAGGCATATGGGAGGAAGTTAAGGCTGCAGCCCGTGCGTTTACCATCAATCCGATTGATACTCTGGCGGAAGTTGCAGGGGGCGCAATTCCGTTTGTCGCTGCCGCTGCGTCTGGTGCTGGTCTTCCTGCCGCTGCGGGGCTTGGTATCGCTTCAGGTGTTGGTACCGTAAAAGGCAGTGTCAGTGACGCTGTATACGCCCGCGCCCGTGAAGCTGGCGTACCGGAAAAAGAAGCAGAGCTGATGGCCGAGCAGGCGCAAGCCTATGGCGGCGACAACCTCGATATGATCGCGCTGGGCGGTGTGCTTGGTGGTGTCGCCAGTGCTACTGGTTTCGACAAGGCGTTGGGCCGTATAATTGCTAAACGTGCGGTTACTGATGTTATCGAAGAGGGTGCCGAAGAAGCTGTCGAGCAGCAAGTCAGGCGTGGGGTTGTCCGTCGCGGGGTCACAGGGTTTGGGGCTGAAGCTCTTCCTGAAGCTGCGCAGGCAGGCCAAGAACGGTTTGCACAGAATTTAGCACAGCAACGCGCGGGGTATGAGACTGACCTCATGGCTGGCGTGGCGGGGCAGGCTGCATTCGAAGGTCTCGCTGGTGGTATTCTCGGCGGAACTTTAGGTGCGTTTGACCGTGGCGGAGCACGTCCCATCACCTCGGATGAGGAAATCCTTAGTGAGCGCGAAGAACTTGAAGCAGACATTGCTGCTACGGGTATACCGGAAGCTGAAGACCCTGAAATTCGTACGCGCGCTGCCGAGTATATGCAGCTGCTTAGTGGGATTGACTCGGCCAAAGCAATCGAGCTTGCGGTCTACGAACGCGAGCAGCAGCAAACCGCGCGCAGACAAGAGGAGGCACCAAGTGCTGTTAGCGAACCTGACATTGGAGGAAGTGAGCCTGACGTTTCGGGTGTTGGCGAACCAGATGCCGTTGCAGAACCTGCCGGACCACCTGCAGATGCTGGACGACGACCAGTGGGAGGAACTAGCGTTCCTACTGGACAACCTATGGCTGGCGAGGGAGTTGTCGAGCCTACACTAACACCCCAACCGATTATCCCGCCTATCGAGCAAGTCAGCCCTGAAGCCCAGATTGCTGAGCAGTTGGCCCCTAAAGTTGCGCCTGCGCCTGAAGTTGCTCCTGCCCCTGCGCCTGAGGCTGCGCCGGTAGAAAGCACACTGCCGGATTTGAACGCGCAGATAGACGAGTACATAGCGTACAAAGGAAAACCTGCCCCTGCTCCGCTCGTCGAAAGCATAGCACGCCAATATGTTGATGCTATGACGGCTACTGGCATTAAAGGTATTATAACCCCTGACCGTGAACTTGCGCTTTCGGAGTTCATTGGGAACGAAATTGGTACCGTTAACGCGTTTATCGAACAAGCAAGGCAAGCTACCGCTGCACCGGCTGCACCGGCTGCACCAGTTGTAGAAGAAGCTGCCCCCATCGCAGAGGCTGCAGCTGCGCCCGAGCAAGAAGTTTCCGAAACTGCTGGAACACTGGAACAGGATATTGCTGCTCCTACTGAAACAGCTCCAGCTATCGAGCTGCCGCCTGAAGTGCAGGCTGCGCAGGCTGAGGTAGACCAGTACAATCCCGGTTTCGAAATACGCTACGATGCGAGTAAGGACCGTCGTCGGTATTCCTACGGGCTTCCGGGTGGCAAAGCTATATTCAGCTCCCCCAACCTTAATAGCGTTAAGAACCGCATCCTGAACGAGACGCCGATCCAGCCCAAGCAGGTGATCGAGGGCGTGCCTGTCAAACAGATGCCCGCAGGTAAAGCACGGGGTCTAGAGGAAGCTAAACCCGTAGAGGCTGAACCGGAACCAAAAGGACCGGCAGGTGCGGGTAAGCTGACTCCTGCGCAGGAGCAACAGCAAGGGTTGCTGGAAGAGATCGACCGCAACCGTAGGGCGAAACTCATTAACGACGCCCAGCGCACCGAACTTATTGATATGCTGCGCACCCCGACCGCAGAAGAGATGGACATATATAGGCGCGGGCTAACCGACGAAGAACTCGCCAAGCGCCGAGCACTGCGCAGCGTGTGGAACCCGACCATCCGTATCCAGAACGAGATTGATGCGCTCACCAAAGAGGGGCGGCAGCTGCGTATCGAGGAAGCGGCGGCGGAAGAGTTGACCGATAAAGAAGCTCAGACTGCTAAGAAAGCGGAACTTAAAAACCGTGCAGCTCAACTCGCTAGACGTGTCAAATCCAAGCGTGCAGAGCAGGTAAAAGCCAAGGAGGGTATCTACAAAGCGGTCCGCGCTAAACTTGCACAAGCTAAGCGTGCACCGGCAGAGGCGATTGAGAAGTTAAAAGAGCGCCTAGCTGAAGGCAAGATCAACAAGCAGCAGTATGACCGCATGGTGCGCGACCTGACGCCAGAGTCGTATATGTTCCGGAAGGCTAAAGGCAAAGCCACTGGTATTACGCTGGAAGAGCTTAACGCAGCTGTCGAGGAAATCACGAGCCGCTGGGGTGCGAGGCTCGAACCTAAGACGGTGCAGTCTGCTGCTGACCTACCTGCGGCTATCCGCAAAGAGATCGAAGACCTTGGGCGCACTGATGCTTTCGGTTTCTACAAGGACGGCAAGGCGTACCTGATCGCTGACAATATGAACGGCGTTGATGATGTAGCGCCTACGCTCTACCATGAGGCTCTTGGGCACCTTGGCCTACGTGCACGGTTCCGGGACGGGTTGGATAAGGTCCTGACCGATATCTACCGTACCAACAAGAATGTAGCTGGGCTGGCTGACAAGTGGCTCAATGCGAACCAAGACCTATACAAGCAGGATGAAAACCCTACCGCTCGCGCAGTAGAGGAAGTGCTCGCTTCTGCGTCGGAAAAAGGTCCGCTGCGGGCAAGCCGGTTCGACAAGCTGGTCAAGTTCATCAAGGACTTCGCTCGCCAGTATTTGGGCCTCGACCTCAAATTCAATGACCGCGAGGTGCGCACCATCCTTGCTATGGCTCATGAGCAAGCTCTCTCTGGTGAGGGAACTGTCATGGGTAGCTCGTCGATGATGTTCAGCACACCGGAGCAGCAAGAGGCAAGCCAAGAGACAGCCGACGCCGCTATTGCCGCACAGGAATCCATCGAGAAGGTCGCTACCACCACGACAGACCAGCAGGATATGGAGACTTTTTCCCGTGGTTTCTTTGGGGGTATCGGCGCATCACTTAAAAGCAAGACTTCCAAAAACTGGTCCAAAGGTTTCTCGCTCAAGAACTTTGATAGGGGTTGGGTAGAACGTAAGGGTCTCAAAGCAATGCCGACAGACGGTGCGCTTGACCTTATGGAGACGATGCTAGGCGATACGCCGATCACCCGGGAACTACGCAACGCAATCGACATTGCGGACAGGATGAATGGTAGTCGCGCCACTACGCGTCGTACACTCAATAAGATGGTGGGCGACCTTAAAGAGTATCTGCTCAGCAATGCGGACCCCATCGTGGTCGGCGGTAAAAAGCTGAAAGCACTTCCCGTCGCTATGGACCATGGCAACTACTACAATATCGACATGGTCAAACTCATGGAGGTGACGTCACGCGAGAATGCGTTCAAGTCCGATCAGATTTGGCGTCGGTATAACAAGCTACTTCAAAACCCTTCGCTGGATGCCAAGACGAAGAAGGATTACGAAGACAAGCGGAAGCAGCGTGAAGCCGATATCGACGGTGCGATGCGTATTCTGAGCAAGCTCGGGAAGGAAGGGCGTAAGCTCTACACGCGTATCCGCAATATGAACCGCGATATGCAGACCGCACGGCAGTTCTTTATGGACAAGCGGATCGAGGCTCTACGAGATGCGGGTGTAGCTGAGGATGTCATTTCCCAGTTGATGGTATCTATACGAGCAGAGCAGGAGCGCCTTAATGATAAGGTAAACGCACCTGCCAAAGAGGATGCGCATAAGGACTATCCTGAG